TCACAAGATTTTCCCGCTTGAGTCTGCCAGTCCGGCCTGGATGGCCAGGACCTGTAATAGTTTGGCCTGTTGGGCGTTGTTCAGATCGGTCACGGCCAGGCCAACAAAGTTATTGGGAACTTTGGCGGCCTTCCTGGCAAGGATCGCGTCTGCCTGGGCCTGGGTGATTTGACCGGCCGCCACGCGGGCAGCCAAAAACGCGGTGATTTTAGTTAAATTAGGCATATAACAGCTCCTGGATAACCTGGTCCTGCAATTCAATCCGGGCCTGGGCGGCGGTCAGTTGGGCGGTGATGGCGGCAATTTGATCTTCCAGCGTCGGTTCTGGAACCTCGGTGGGATCGTGGGCGGCGATGACGGCCGCCACGGCGGGCTGGTTTTGAATTTCAGTGATACCATCGGCCGCCCAAACCGTGCCAAAAATGTTGCAACCGCTGACGGCGATGCCGGCGGCAATTAATTCTTTTGTGAGTTTGCTTGTATTGATATTCATGAAATCACCTTTACATTGTCATGATGGGTTGGATTGTCATGGAAACAAAAGTGGATGATGCACTTGTGCCCATTTCATAAAGCTGGGCATAGTGATATCCAATTGCCTCGGAAATCACGCCGGTGTTACCGGCTTCAATGGTGTTGGCGGTGTAGTTAAACAATGCGCTGAATGACACAGACCCGTCGATATAAACGGCGGTTAAAGCACAATAGTTGCTGGACACGCCCACGGTGCGAGAATCGACATAAAAGGGAAATGTGTTTGCAATTCCGGCCACCCATTCAATCAGATTGTTGGTATCGCTGTTGTTCCATTTGCGGTATGAGCCGGAATAAGTGTGGTTGGTGGCTTCAGCCACAAACAAAGCGCGGAGTACCTGGTTGTACTGGTTGTAAACGAACCTTCTGACGGCGCTATCCTCACATTGGCCGGTTACGGCCGTGATGCGGATTGTGCCGAGATAAAGGCGGGTTAAATCGCCGGATTTAACATAGCGGCCATCCTGCAGGACGAGGGCCGTGGCTCTGGTGGTGTCATTGGTCCACACCAGGCTTTCCAGGGCCGGGGTTGCGGCATTGTTGTAGATAAAAATGTCATAATTCTTACCGGCCGTATAACCTGATATATTTAAAGACAATTCTGAAAAATACCAGGTGCGCCAACCTGTGCCCAGGTCGTAAAGCGAGATGTAATTCCCCTGATAGGGTGTAAAGTAAAGCATGCTGGCGGCGGTGACATTTGATGTGGTGATCGGCGTGCCGGAGGTCAAGGTCAAGCGTCCCTGACACACCTGGAAAGGCGCGTCAAAAGTATTGGCTGCCAGGTCTGTGGCAATTTTTGATTGGAGCCGGGTGACATTGGAACCGTCCCAGTAAAGCTGGCCAATCAACCGGGTGGTGGCGCTTTCGGTGGCGCTGGCGTTGATTGCGACTGTAAAGGTGGTGCTCCCGGCGGTTCTGACGGCAAAGACGTAATACCACATGGCTCCGCCGGTGGGGGCGGCTGCCAGGTCGACATTGGCGGCAGCCGTCAACATATAGCCGCCGATCATGATGCGAACCGGCGCGGCCGCGCTGGCCGGAACCCTGACCTTGTTGGTGGCCAGGTATTGCAAGGAAATGCCGGTCTGGTAGTTGGCCAGAAGGTTGGCGATAATATCGCTGTCCGTACTGGCGTTTCCGAGATAAAGCGTGTCGGAACGCAGGTTATTATACTGGGCTGCGGCTGTGGCCTGACCGGCGGTTACATCGGTGGAAGTGGGATAAGTCATTTATTATTTGTCCTTTCTGCCAGGGTTCGACAGGCTCACCCTGCGTTAACGCCAATAAGAAGTTGCCCAAGTCAAAGTTCCATCCCAAAGGGATAAAAGATAATTGGCAGGGTCCGGCGCGGGGTAATAAGCGCCGGTGTTGTTGAATTGACAGGTTATAAGGGTGAGCGCTTCATAATGGGTTTCGGTGGCGCTGAACCCGCTGGCTCCCACACCGGCAAACACCACGTTGTTGGTCATGATGGTCAATCCGCTGGAATGATTTAAAAAGTTGAGCAGCATGGAATACATGGCAGCTCTTGAATCGGTGTGAAGGGTTCCATCGGGATTGGTGAGGTTGTCGGCCAGGAGGACGCAAAAGAAAATTCTGATCTTTGTGCTGCCGCTGGAATCCTGTTCATGCTGAACCGAGAGGGCAGCTCCATAATTCTTGTCCTCGCCGGTCAAAAGGAAACCGTAGGGCTGGCCGCCGTTAACATTGTTATGCTGGATGGTGATCTGACAATTGATGCCGATGGTATAAGTTGTCATAGGTCATTCAATAAGTGATGCCTGATAATAGGATCGATTGGTTTATCGGGTGGCAGTTCCTGACCGATATCACCGCCGGCCGTGCCGCTGACGGATTTATGGCTGCTGGATGGCGGCTGGACCGGAACCGGGATGATTAAATCCGCGGGGAAAGCATCGGCCATGGGAACCAGGGTAAAGGGCGTGTTGGCGGCGATACCGGTGTTGGAAATGAGGGCGCAAAGTGGAAACATGAGCGGGTTGGTGCTTTTGACCGGGTTGAACTGGTCCCAGTACTGGGCGATGGGAAAAGCCAGGACCGATATAAACACGGTGGGTTCGTCCTTGAAGATGATGAAAAAGCCGACATATTCAAGGGTGCAGTCACAATGCGGATGAAAACCCGGGCGCATATTCCAGGCATCCATGGGCTTCACCTTGCCGCTCAATGATTGGCAGGTGGAACAATGCTTTTTGGTTCCGTGCATCACCCATTTGAAAAGATTGATCATCATGCGGCCGCGATTCCCTTGGTGTCGCCGGTTTCCTTGTTGATATATTTGGCTCCGGTATTTGTCATGGCTCCCGGGGCTGCCCCGGCCTGGTTCTGTGAAACAGGTTTCACGCTGCAATCACCTGGACCGGCTTTTTTGCCCCTTAAAAGCATTTCTTCCACGTCCACGGTTTCACCGGCAAACCTGTATAAGAGCCTCAAAAGCTCGGCATCGTCAATCAATTCCCGGTCGCGGGCCTGGCTGAAGGCGCTTAAAATGTTGTTGGCTGCCAGGCTCATGGCGGCATTGTCGCGGGTGGAAATGTCATTCCCGGCCAAAGTGACCTCGACTTTACGCGATACGCGGGAATCGTACATTGAACGCCTGGCCAGGACGACATTAAGAATATCAGACAGCATCCATAAAAAGTATTCCTGCCTTTGCTCAAAATGCCTGAAGGTGGGGCCGCCGGCCGCTTCGGCCGTGGTGCGGTTGCTGCCTTCTGGCTCGGCCAGGAAGTGCATCGGGATGCCTGCACCGGAACAGACCATCTTTTTGAGCGCCAGGCCGTCCGAATTGGCGTCCGATGCGTCGAGCTGGGCGGCGACGGTTTCCCAGGTTTCGGCCTCGTCGCAAACCAGGATAGAACCGGGCGTGGGCGGGATGGCATTTAATTGCCTTTGCCTTTCCTGCCTGGCTGCGTCTGAGGTGAAGCGTCCCTTGACGACATACATAAAGCTGGAACGGAAGTGATTCAACCTGGCTCTGTCCTCGAGCCAGTTGGCATACCTGGAAAGCCACCTCAAAAGCGGGGCGAGGTCACTCTCGCCCCACTGGGCTCCGACCGGGCGGTTGACGGCATAATGCAGCATGACCGGGCTGCAGCCGTCATCGGTGACGGCATCATAAGCGTTCCAGGGGGACGGCTGGGGGTTGTCGATCAACGGGACCGGGTAAAATTTGAGGGGCTGCTCAATATCATTGGAGCGGGCTTCGATCTTTTCGATCTGAAGGGCCGGGATGGCGCGCACATAAGACATTCCGGCTTCGTCCGTGCTCAAAAGGATAAAGAGATTGCCGGAGCGGGTCAATTCATCACACCATTCATAGACGCGGATGGGGATATGATTCAAGCGGTGATTCCAGAACTGGTGCAGGAATCGACTGGCAGCGCTGTTTTTGCTTGAAAATTCGATCCCTCCGCCCACCACGTATTGCGATATGAGGCCAACAATGCGCCTGGCCAAAGGGTTGACACGCCAGGCTTCGATGGCCTGGGTGAGCACCTCCAGGCGGTCTGATGGGTAGCGGTCCCGGATATATTGATTGCTCATGGGGACCATGCCGAGGTTGAAAGTGGCGTCGTTTTCGGCGACCACCGTAAAGCGGGCGCGGATGCTGCTGCCCGCCTGGGTGACTGCGCTAATGATTCTCTGGATGGGGTTCAATTTTCCTCCTGTGGTGGGTTAAAAACCCACCCTGCGAAACGACTTTGAATCGGGTTCATGGAACCTCTTTACCCCTCCCTACCCTCCCCAATTTTCACAGGTCGAAATTGGAGAGGATAAAAAGGATTAGATGAATGGTAAGTCTTTATAATTGGGCTGCCGGTCCCAGTGGTCCAATTGCCAGGCGCGCTGGGGAACAAAGATGTCCGAGCGGGTTTTGGCCAGGGAATCAAGGGCGCTGCGGAACTCGGCCAGGCGGGCCTGGCCCCAGGCGGCCAGTTGGGGCGAATTGCTGGCGCGCTGCGTCATTTGCTCGGTGATCTGGGTTGAACGGGCGATGGCCGCATGGGCTGAAGCTCCCAGAGTGAGCAGGGCGTCATCCACAGTTGGAATCGTGGTAGATAAAGCGCTGTCGAGGTTGGTGATGGTATGGCTGGCGGTGTAGGTGATGTTGATTGTTTCACCCGCCTGGGGCATGTTAAATTGCAGATGCAGCACCGGTGCACCGGCGTAATAAGACAGGTAATAAACCTGGACCCGGTTATTATTCGAGTCGGCCGCGTCCACCGGATACTGGACGGCGACGATTTGATTTAAATTTGTGGTTCCGGTTAAAGCATGGTCCCGGCCGGTGGTGACCACCAGGAAAGCCAGATTTTGCAAAGTCGGTGCGGCCGCAGAGTATTCCATGAGGGCGGCGCGGATGGCTTCATCCAGCTGGGTGGTGGTGTAGCGGTTACCGGTGGGATCGCCCAACGTGTTGAGAACATGGGTTCTGTAATCAGCCAGGATGGATGGCATAGTGAACCTCCCTCTACCTGTTTATTGGATGCCGGCTGAAATGGCTGTGCCGTGGTCCTGGATGGCTGTGCCGATGATGTAAGATACCAGGATGGCGACGGCCGCATTAATCTGGTCCTCGGTGACGGGAAAATTGGGATTGTAGGCTTTGATCACAATCATGGCCACACCGATAACGGCAGCCCAGAATTTGCGCGAGGAAAGCAAGATGACAAGTTTTTCGTTCATAAGCACCTCCATATATGGGACATACCCCCTCCAACCTCCCCCATATATGAATATATGGGGGAGGGAAAAAGGCGGCGATTATATTACAGCCGTTTGGTGAAGTAGGCGCGCGCGCCAAAAACTTTGAGGACCGAACCGGCAGCTGCGGCGACCGTGATGTAGAGGAAATAGGCGTCGCCGGCTCCAATCCAGACCGGGGTGGAAAGGGTGACGGTCATGGTGTGGTTTGCCTGGGTGAGACGTTTGGCGCTGGTGTCGTTGCTCGAGTCAATCGTGATCGTGGGCGCGCTGGCCGTCTGGGCCGCAGTGTTGGCCGGGATGACCTGCTTTTCAAGCTCCACGGTGGTCACCGATGTCAGGTCGGCGGTGGCATTGGACCAGATCACGTCAATGGCGGTCAGGTAGCTGCCTTTGTAGTTGGCCGAATTGCCCGCGAGAGTGATGGGGATAAAGATGTTGGGGGAATCTGCGGCCGCGGTCTTGTTCATCGAAAACACGTTGGACGCAAGCGTCGGAGTCCAGGTTCCGGCCGAATAAGCAAAAGCATTGGGCGGAATAAACTGAACCATCGCCGTATCATTTACATAACCCATGATAAAAAATCCTTTCTTTTTGCGGGCCAGGCGCTGCCTGGCCCCTACGGTTTTATTTATTTTCCTCCAACCATCCTGGCCAGGAGACTCCCTGCGGGAGCGCAGGAAGCGGGAGAATCAAGGCCTGCCAGGATGGAAGGGAGGAGAAAAGTGGTCTGGATTATCCGGCCACATTTTCTTTATGCAGCGGGACGCCCACACGGGGCGCCCTTCCGTCATTATCCGGCCACATTTTCTTTATGCAGCGGGACGCCCACACGGGGCGCCCTTCCGTCATTATCCGGCCACATTTTCTTTATGCAGCGGGCGGAAGTCATTCACCCACACGGATAAGAAGTGCCGGACCTTCAAGCGGTGCTCGTCATTGGTGAAAACGGCCGCGGTGACCTCGCCAAAGGTGTCAAAAATCTGGGGCATGATGCCAAACCTTTCACCGACAAAAATGGCCGGGGCAAGCAAAGGATCGCAAACGGCAGCCCAGTCAGTAGCGTCCGTCCATTCGGGCACGGTGATCACATCGCCTGGCTGGCCGCGCTGCTGGTTTTCGGAAAAGATGTTGGCGGTATGCTCCATCGATGGGTATAACACCTGCATGGCTTTAAGCTGCAGGGCGCGCGGCACCAGGCAGAAGCGCGGGTTGATGGCCATTTTCGGGCCGGTGCCGTAAACACCGGCCGCGTTCTTGATAAGCATGGGCTGGTTGTAGACGGCTGAAGCCACGGTGTCCCAGGGGGTCACGTCCAGGGCGGTGGTCAACAGGTTGGCGTGTCCGCCGGCCGTGGTAACGGCGGTGGAGTTGAACAGCGCGCCGCCGTCGGCCATGGTGGGGCCAGCGCCGGAGTTGGAAGTGAAGATACCGGCGACTAATGAGCTGATTTTCCTTAACCCGGCGGCTGCCAGCTCGCGCGGATAAGCCGCCAGTTTGCGGGTCATGTCGCGGTCAATCAATTCAATCGTGAGCGGGATATAACCGCCGTACTTGGTGAAGGTGGCGGTTTCGGGGCTGTCACCGACGGCCAGCTCGGTATATTCCGCGCCTTCCGCCACGGTGGGCAGGGATCCAACCGTGCCGACCAGCGTGCCGGTGATGGAGTTGAGGCTGTTAAAATGCTCGACCACGGCGATCCGGTCCCACCAGGTGTACCCGGCGCGGCCGAGCTGGTCCCAGGTGTTGACCACGATCTTGTTCATGGCATTTTTGACCAGGCCGGTAAAGTCTGCCGTGGTGGAAAGCATCAAGCGCGATGGATGATAGCCGCCGACCAGTTCCGTGTCGCCGGTGAGCATCATATACAGCTCGCGGATGCCGGAGAGGCGCGCCACGCGCACATCACGGTTGGCATCCGTGCGCTCGATGCCAAAGAGATCGTTGACGGCAAGCTGTAATTGATCTTCGCTGGTGAACATGCCGGAGAAGGCCGGGCCGTGCACGGTGGTCCCGGCGGTGAGCTCGGTGACCAGGCTGCGCGCGTCGTCAAGCGCGCCGTTTAATTCCTGGGTGGTGAAGACCTGGCCGGAAAACTGCTTGCGGACGCGCTCCTGCATGGCAGCCGGGAGTCGGCTGGCTGTGAGGGCCGCGTCCATGAGGTGCGCGCACATCTGCACGCGAATCTGGCGGGCCTGTTCCACCTCGGCCGCGAGGGCGGCCTGGCGCTGCTGTTCGGCCAGGAGGGCAGCCATGGCGGCGCGGTCCTGGTCGATGGTGGAGAGCTGCGCGGTTTTTTCGGGCGGACGGCCGTCCGCCCCTACAACGCTGGTTTGAATTACATCTGGCATGATTACATCCTTTTGTTTGGAATTTAGAACCCTCACCCCCTGCGGGGGTTGGGTGTTGTTGTACGCGTCTGCGACGCGCTGATTTAGAACCCTCATAAATGCACCGCCCCTGGCGGGGTCCATCACCAGGTCAAGGGAGTTCACCTTTAAAATTTCTTTAACTGTTTTCCCTTCGGCTAAAAAATAAATATCGGCTGAGAATCCAAGCCTGGGCGGGTTGGAATCCGCCAGGACCTGGCGGCCGACCTCTGACAAAAGCGGGCCGGATGGTCCAATGACCTTCAGTTGGGCTTTAATCCCTCCGGCGGCCGCGTCCCAGGATGCGCCGGATAACTGCCCGGCCAGGTCGCGAATCGAGTGCCCGAATTGGGCATGGTCAATAAAACATTCGGCCCCTTCCCACAGGGAAAGCGATTCCTGCAGCACATTTGCTGGAAAGTCCCAACCGTTTCCGATTCCGGCGGTGATGGCCAGGATCTCAAACGTGCCGCCTGGCATGGGTGTGGCGGTGAGCTGTATTCTTTCGTTGGATTGCTCCATAGATTTGTCCTTTCTGGTTAGAATCCCCGATCCGCAAGGGATGGGGGTTAGAACCCCCGATCATAGGCTAACAGCGGGTCGGCGGCTCGAACCACCAGGGTGGGGCCGGTGACGGCCCACGGCTGGCCGTCCAGCTCGGCAGCCAGGGCAGCCGACATAACCAAATCGTCATGCACCAGCTGGCCGGTGGCGGGGTCGCGCGTGCCGTCCGGCACGCTCCACTTGATGGTTTTACTGGGGCCGGGTTGGATTTCGTACTGGCAAAAGGAAAGCTGGGTGTAAAAGTCGGCCTGCAACCCATCAGACCTGTCCCCTGGCCCCTTCCCTTCAGGGAAGGGGATGCCCCCTGCGGGGGCGTGCTCCTTCCAGCGGCCGGAATCAATAATGGCCAGGAAGGACCAGGCCAGTTCGGATTTACTGGCGGTGGTGAAGGTGAAGGGAATGACGCGGCCGGGGAGGGCCTTGTCGAGGAACCCGGCCAGTCCTGCGCCGATTCCGGTGGCATCAATCACCAGGTGGCGCGGGTTCCACAGGTCGGCCAGGGCTTTGACCTCGGCATAAACGGCCGCCTGGCGCGCGCCGGTCCAGGCTTTGCGCGATACCACGCGGTAGGTGGGGGCCATGATGATGGGATCGGCCAGGGTTTCGAGGCTGATTTCTACAATGGTCAGGGCGGTCGAATCGCGGCCAGGATTGCTCATGATTCCGCCGGTGTTTAAGCCTTCGTCCTGGCCGGCCACGTCCAAAAGAAAAGCATACCAGGCGCCGGCTGCGGGTTCTTCGCGCGCCGGATGGCTGCCGCGCATTAAAGCCAGGCGTGCCGGCGGGAACATGCCGCCTTCCGCGTCAATTTCCTCGCTGAAATACTGGGTTTTGATCATGGGATTATTCCTCCCATGGCGTAACACCTGCTGCCTGACAAATTCACCGTAGGGCGGGACCTCGGCGCCAACCTCGTCGGCGGTGAGGACAAAAACACGCTGGCAGCCGTCCTTTGCCTGTTCTTCCTGGGCCGCGCGCAGTTCGCGCGCGAGTAACGTGCGCGAGGTCCAGGCCGTGCCCCAAAAAACGCGCGTGGCGTTGGTGCTGGCGGCCATGGGGGCGATATCCTTATCGTACTTGTCAATCTGCACGTCCTGGGCTTCGTCAATTTCAAGCAAGGTCCGGGCGGTGGCGCCGACAATGTTGGCTTCGGGCGCGCCGGAAAAAAAGAATATCCGGGAGGTTTCGAACCGGTAGATATAACCTGATTCGCGTGTCCAGCCGCAGCAGGTCATCCTGTTTTTATCCAGCACGCTTTCGAGCCGGCGCATGGCATTTAAGGTTTGCGGTTTAAAAGTGGGCGAGACTTTCACCATTTCAGGTGATTTGCCGCAGAAAAGCACCATCAGGTAGGCCTCAATTTGAGCCTGCAGTTCATTTTTGCCGGATTGGCGCGGGAACATGACCGCAAAAGAAAAACCGCGCTGCCTGATGACGCTTTCTAAAATCGCCGCAGCGACACCTTCCTGGTAGCGGCGCAGGACGAGGCCGCCGGCAGACCGGCTGAAAAGCGTTATGTCCGTCATCGCGGGCTTGAGTTTTTCCATTTTTTAACTGCCCCCCAGGAAGGACCTGACCAACGCGGCCAGAGCTGCCACCCCGGCGCTGCCGGAAGCCAGCCCCGTCCACACTTTAAACGCGGTCACCCCGTCCGTCGCCGAACGGATGCGCGCTTCCTGGTCCTCCGAACGCACTTCCAGGGATTTCAAGCGGTGTGCGTTCATCTCCGTCTGGTGTTCCAGGCGGGTTTGCAGCAGTTCCAGGTCAGACCGCAGCAGGTCGACCGCATGCCTGATTTGTTCGCTTAATAATGCAGCCTGTGTTTCGTCCAT